CATTTCGCTTTAATTGTATCCCAGTTTTTATACAACGTTATACCTATTGCTATTAATGAAGTTATAACTCCTATTGCTATCAATACTGGGGTTGAGAGAGCACCAATTGCACCAGCTACTGTTAGAAATGCTCCTTTTACTATAATCAATACTGGGGATAGAGCTTGGAAAACTGCTACAACTCCTGTTATAGCTCCTATTACACCTGCAACAATACCTATAGCCTGTACTACAGATTGTACTGCTGGATTTAATCCATTGAACCAGTCTATTAATCCTAATATACTATTACATACAGCTTCGATTGCTGGTGATAATGATTCTAATAATGCTGTTTTAACATTTGTTAGAGCCGTCTGAACTGGTAATACTGATTCTGCTAATTGCGCTTGAGCATCCATTAATTCATGTTGAGCTTCATTACTTTCTCTCATGCCCTCGGTGTTTTCATCGTATATTTTCTTACTCTCACTATACTTTTTATTTAAAGCATCTGTTATTACTTTTGCTCTTTCTTTAGTTGAATTACATTTTGCTAACTTATCATTTAATGCGTCTTCTTCACCAGCTGTCCAGTTTACGGCATCTGCTAAATTCCCTGTTATTTTCCCGACTTGAGCTGTTTCAGTAATAGCTTCTGTTAAACCTTCAATTGGTATACTATCACCATAGGCGGTCCATACCGCAATAGAAGCATCTAATACGTCATTAGTTTGTTGCTGAGATAATTTCATCTTTTGTATATTTGTTATACAGTTTGTAACTGCCATATCGTCTTTCAGATATCCATATAGCTCTGTGTATTTTTCTTTTGCTTCATCTATCTTATAATTATTCTGTTCAGTAGAGCCTTCCAGTTTTGCTATCATAGTTCTATATTCTTCAGTTGCTTCTGGCAATTCCCAAATAGCATCAACTAGATCTTTTGCTTTGTCTACTGCTGCGGTCATTACATTACCTGCAAATTCAGATATAGCTCCTTTTACAGTTGTAAAGCCATCACTAGCTCCATCTGTTGCATTACCCAAATCATCAAGTGAATTATCCAGGCCATCTGCTGCTTGAGCAACTTCTTTTAAAGCTCTCTCATTTTCATTTAATTCAGTTGATAAACTTTGTATTCTTTGAGCCAACTCTTGAGCTTCATGAGAACTTTCCCCTTGTTCAAGACATACATTTTGATATTCTCGTTTTAACTGTCCTAATTCATTTTCTTGTTTACTAATAGTAGACTCTAATTTACCTAATGCACTTTCAGATTGTTTTGTAGAATTTTCTAATTCTTGTAGCTTTGAACTTGTTTGAGATAATGTGTTTTGTATCTTAGCATTTTGAGTTTCAGCAGTTATCAGCTTATCTGTCCACTTTTTTACTTCTTCACTATTTTCACCATAAATTTGTTTAGCTTTTTCTAGACATTCTCTTGTATAATCTATTTTTTGAGCGCTGGCTTGTAGTTTATCTTGTAGTAGCTTTTGTTTATTTTCCAAAAGTTCAACACTATCACCATTAGCTTTGAGTTGAGTAGCATTAAGATTCAACTGTTTATTCAATGTACCAATATTGCTATTCATCTCTTTAATTCCAGCGGTAAACTCGGCAGTTTCTGCTTTAAAGGTTATCTTTGCTTCCTTATTATTAGCCATTTTATCACCTGCCTTTTATTTTCTTCTTTGTCTTTGTTTTTCATATTCTTTTTCTTTTACATAGTTAATGTAATTATCGTATGCTATTTTATCTTCTAAAATAGATAAAAGTGAAGAGTAATCTACATTAAAGAAAATCTCTTCACTCATTCCTAAAATTAATACAAAATATGTATAATAATCCTCCCAATCTTCAAGAATAAACTTTGGGATTCTTGTTCTTGATTTATTTACTCTTCCTGTAGCTTTAATGAATGGTTGTTTAAACCCTACTTTTTTTTAGGGCGTATCAATTCAGCTGTTACAGTGTTTATAAGCTCCATATCTGGAGGCACCATCTCAATGAATTTATCCTCGCTCATTACTTCATCTGTACCTAATTTGTCTGAGTTAGCACAAAGGTAAGCAACATATAATACCTTTAAGCTATCAAAGATAGGGTCAAAACCCTTACCGCCTTCTAAAGCTTTCATATATTCTTCATATAACTTTTTATTATTATTTTTTACTTTTAATAGTCGAGCAAAATTTAAAGTTAGTTCAATTTTAGATCCATCTATTAATTCTAGTTCTAGCATAGTACATTTCATTATATATCACCTACCTTTGATTTCTTATACACTTGATTTTCTTACTAAGGCCGGTGTGAATGCAGTTAGCCATGTACTTTTTACTGTTTCATCAACATCATTAGTCACTACCATTTCATACTTGCCATTACCAAAGTCATCTGGCATTATTGATATTTCTATTTCAATTTCCGCTATTTCTTCTACTCCATTTTCAATGCTTCCTTTTGGTGCAGAAGCCATTATGCATCTTGGATAAGCTATCATCTTTTCTAGCCCATCTTCATCTAATACTTTAGCTACATAAGTAAACTCTTTATGTCTACTATTTCTACCATAAGCTACTACCCCATCTTTCAAGTCTGTACTTTCCATTCCAAATGCTTTTACATAAAGATCATATCTAATATGTAAAGATAAAGTTAATGTACCATTACCAGTTCCTATTGTTCTTGTTTTAGCAACAATACCTTCACATTTTTTTTGTACTACTTTACATTCTAGTTCTTCATCTAATTTACCTACGCATCCTAGTTTATTAAATGAGCTTTCTGCTGCATCATTAAATTTTACAGATGATTCTTTAACTTCATATTCTGCGAAATTAGTTTGATATATAGCCATCTTATCAATCCTCCTTATTTAAAATTATTTTGTAGTTTTTCTAATAAATTGTTTACTACGTTATCATATTGAGCATCTACCCCATGTTGCATAAAATCATTTGGAACTTTACCTTGGAAGTGTACTCCTTCTGCTTCCTGTGGAAAATACAAATAATTGTATTGTGTTTTTGTATGTATATATAATGATAAATTTTCTTTCTGTTCAGCTTTCAATGGTGAGCTATCTTTTGCATGTTGCTTATCACGATTTGATACAGGAATATAATTTATTATGGCTTGAGTAAATATGTTGCTAGCTTCGTTTTTTAAGTAATTATTTATTACCTTTTCTGCCCCATCTCCATAACTCATTATGGCCTGTTGTAATCTTTCAACATCTTCGGCTGATAATCCAAATACTGCTCTAGCCATCTAAATCACATCCCTTAAATGCTCTTGTAAATTCTAAAGTCAGCATTTCAACCACCATATCTGTATTATTTTTTGTAATATAATTAAACTGCATCGACTGATCTGTTAGTTTTAACCTTGTATTATCTTGTATTGCTTTTATTACTTTTTGTTCAAAACCTTCTGGGATATAATTTTCCATAATTATATGGACCTGATAATAATAGTTGTAATCTAGTTTACTTTTACCACTTCTATCAAATTCCTTTTTGTTAAATACAAAGTAATTCCATTTATCTTTTCCTTTTGTAAATGTTCTTCCATACCATACCGGTAACTCAAATGTTTGTTCCAATACAGATTGTATTTGTTCAAGTATTCCATCTAATTTACTCAACTTCTGTCACCTCTTCCAAATAAAAATACAACTCTCTATTCTTTCTATCTTCATCTATATAGATGATGTCATACAGTGTATTTTCAATTGTTACTTTGTACTCATTATTTATATTTTTATAGAATCTAGTTTTAACTTTTACATTTAAAGTTCTATCATTTGACTCCGCAAAATCTAAATCTTGTTGCCTTTTACTACATTCTTCATATGCTAACTTAACAATAAATTCAAGATTATCCTTTGTTTTAATATTCTCTTTTGCTCCAAAATTAGTTTTAACTGGTATTTCCTTATAAACTCGAATATATCCATCATTGTAATTACTTACTCTCTTCATAATTTATAACCTCATACATTTGCCTTATTTGCATTATCTCATTGAAATAATTATCATCAAATTCATTGATACAATTGTTATAAGCATACATACAGTAATTAAGAAAAAGGCTATGTTCTATACCCTCTTTAGAGTAGTCTATACTATGCCCAAGTTTATAATTCAATGTTAATTTAGCATCTTCTATTATCATATTAAGTTTTCTTTCTGTATCTTCTTCATCCCAGGTAATGTTTAATTTATCTTTCAAATCTTGTAATAAACTATCCATGACTTTCTCCTTTCTAAAAAAGAAAAGACTAGTCATAGACTAGTCTTTCTTATTACTATTGTCCCGCTTTAGTAGTTACAGTTCCTTTAACTGTACTTTCTACAGTTCCTTTTACTTTTGTGTATACTACTGCTTCTTCTAATCCAGATATATCAAGTAATAAAGAACATGTATTATCAAATGCTTTACCTTCTCCATAAGTTTTTATTTTATAAACTCTGTTGTCTTCTAGAAACTGATATTCATCTGAATAAGTTATTACTCCATCTTTTGCTGCACCCATAGCCATAAAGTACTCTTGTGGTAAGCATACTATAGCTTTACCTGTTGCAATTTCATTTGATATTACAACTTCTGTAGGGAATGGGAATACATCTTTTACATATACTCCATTTACATTAAGTAAAGTTGTAGCTGGCATTACTTTAGTTAAGTAATCTATTTGATTACATATAAATAATACTGAACCAAATTTTCTAGTTCTTCCGCCATGTTTTTTACTATTATCATCTGTATATTCTTCTGTTTTAGCCATTTTTGAAATTAAATCACCATAAGTTTTAGGTGAAAAATCTGTTATTTTTATAGCAGTTTTTTGAGGATATCCAGTACTAGTAGAGTATGACACTCCTTTATGTATATCTCTATCTAAACCTATAGGAGAATTTATACCATTTCCACTAACTATTGCTTTTTCTATTCCACATGCTATGGCATCTTTCATTATAGTTCTTACATAAGAATCTATAAATGTAGGTCCTAAATCTAACATATCTTGAGGAACTGAAACAAATGCAGATAATTTATTTTGAGTTATGTCTACTGCTTTAAATGCAGAAGTAAGTTCTTTTGTTATTTTACTGTTTAATGGTCCCCAAACTGCAGTATCTATTGTATGATCATTTAATATCCATTTAGTAAGATATTTAGCATTTACAAAATTTATTTTAGTCAATAGTGGATGTTCTTCTAATAAATCTTTATATATATCAGTTATGATAGTTTCTGGCATTATGCCTTCTGGTGAGCCTATAAAATCTGCGAATGATTGTTGAGGTTTATTTGATTTAGCAGCTTCTATAAATCCTTTATACCATTTTTCTTCAGCAGTAGTAAGTTGTCTATAACCTCTATCTGCTAAAACTGATTTGTCTTGAGTTTGTTGATATTCTAATGCATCATCTTTTATTTTTTGCATTTTTTCTTCTAGTGCATCACTAAGTATTATTACTGCTTGATCTTTATCTTCTGCTTCTAAAAACTTAGTTATTTCTTCTTTAAATTTTATATCTTTATTTAATATCGCCATTATTGTTGGCCTCCTTTTCTATTTAATTTATTTTTAAATTCATTAAAAAAAGAACATTTAGTATGTTCTTCCGGTTCTTTACTCTTATTTTCTTTGCTATTATTAATTTCTGTATTTAAATCATCTTCTTTTTTAGCATTTAAAATAAGTTTCATTAATGATTTTTTAACTGACTGACTAACTTCTTCGGCCTCTTTTTCATTTACTATAGCCGTGATAAATCCTTTTTCTATAGCTTCCTGTGGAGTTATCCAAGTTTCATCATCAAGCATTTGCTTTAATTCTTCTTCTGTTATATTTATTTCTTGCATATAAGCATTGACACTAGCTTGAGTAATTTTATCTAAATCGTCGGCTTGTTTTCTTAACTCTTTAGAGTTTCCTTTTACTCTCGTCCATGCATTATGTATCATAAGTAGTGATGCCGTAGACATTATTCTTTCATCTCCAGCCATGAAAACTACACTGGCGGCACTACATGCAAAACCATCGCATACAGTTTTCACTTTTGCTTTATGTCTTTTAAGTTGGTTATATATAGCTAAACCTTCCGCTACCTCTCCACCATATGAATTTATGTATACATTTATTTGGTCACACTCTAAGTCTTCTATTTGCTTAGATAGTGTATAGCTTGATACATCACTTTCAAGCCATTTCCAAGATGTTATGTCACCATATATTTGTATATCAACTTCATTATTATTTTGAGTTAGTTGGAAATATTTTTTATTCATCTTCTTCACCTCCTCCATTATTATTTTGTCCATCACCTATTAATCTGTTTTCCACTGTATCATAGTTTTTAGTTATAAAGTGTTGTTGACTAAATTTAGTGTTAAGTCTATCAAATCCTATTATTTCTCTAACTTCATCTATACAGCACGTACCAGATGCAATTAATTTGTCTGCTTTTTCAGCAACATCTAATATATCTATATGATTAATAGTTGATGTATCTACTTTTACATAATTTCCTTTCGTCCAATTATCATATCCTCCTGAAGTTTTCCTTGTAGTTTCTTCTGAAATCATATCTGCTATTGGATCTATACAAAATGTAAGAAATACTTTTACTATTTCATTCATATTTGTAATGTTTCCTAACATAAGACTAACTGGTATTTGAAGCGCTTGAGCTACTATTTCAAACATTTCTTTTCTCAATGCCCTAAAATCAGAACTATCCTTATTTGTATTAGTTCCATCCATGTACTGCAAATCATACCCTTTGTATTGTGGATATACAGCATTATCATTTTCCATAAATTCTTTAAGTTGTTTTTGTACTATCTCTCTATATGTTTTCTGAAAGTTTTCATCAGATGCTTTAACTTGGTCTAGAACTAATTTATATTTTGCTCCATTACTCTTTTTATAATTTTTTGCTGCATAAGAAAGTAGTTCTCCATACTGCTCATATAAATTATCGATTAATTTTTTTATATTAGAATTATTTAATTGTAATCTTAATACTTCGCTACTTTTAAAAGTTTTATTTAGCTGTAAATTTCCTATTACAACTCCCTTATATAAGTTTCCTAGTATTGGATATTCTTCCGGAGTATAACTATCAGCGCAATATAAATTATCATTTACATCAACTAATATACATTCATTTTGATATATCATTTTTTCAATGGCTTTATGCCAAAGTTGACTGCTATTTTCATTTGCATTAGGTGACACATTTAAAATATAATAAAGCTTATTTTTTACTTCTTGATTATTTTCATATACTTTTATTTCACACTTAGCTATTGCATTCGCTATAAGAGATATAGCTGTTTGTATAGCTAACTCCTTATAATATATTTCTTGTATCTTTTCCTCTATTATATTTTCGGTTATTTCACCCTTTTCATTTTTAACATTCCCTAAAAAGTCCATAAACCATGTTTTTATACTCACAATTTCCTCACCTCCTTTTAGAATATAATAGGAGGCATAAAGAATAATTCATTATTATCTTCATCCTCCAATACATCTTGAGCAGCAATCATAGCATGGACAAATGCCATGAATCCATCTGTTTTCCTTGATTTAGGCTCTATCTTATCGTATACATAGTTACCTAAATTCTTATCAGTTAGTTTAGTATTATTAGTAAACCACCTCATAAGTGGGTTATCTCCCCACACTATTTGGTGATTATTAAATAAACTATCTATTACTGGTACAATTTTCATAATATCACTAGGTCTAATTATTTTTACTTGTTCTTTATTTGTTGCATCTATCCCAATATTCTTCATAGATTTACTTAACAATGCTAACCTAAAATTATCTACTCCTAATTTAACAAAATTATATTTTATTAACTGTTCTTGTATCCATTCTGTGGCCATATCTGGATTAATTTCTATGTCATCAACTATAGTTAATAATCCTTGCTCTGACCATTCTTCTAAAGGTGCTTTTATTCTGTCCTTATCTCTAGAATTAGTACAAAACCAGCTATGACTAACCCAATAATATATGCCACCTTTTAAAAAAAGTAACCCTACACTCATCATGTCATTTACCTTTGTATAGTCAATTCCAATAGTGCAGCTTGCTCCCTCAAGGTTTGGTATATCTTTATTTGTCGATAATATATTTTCCCATGAAGTTACTTCAATATCTTTTGAACCTTTTGGAATATTCATCCTCTTGGTCATAAAAGCATTATTTACATAAGGATTAATCTTATAATCTGCATATTCTTTTTTCATCTGTTCCATTAATGAAGGTCTATAAGGTAAAGAAGGGTTTGCTTTTGCCCAGTTATCTGGATTATCAACTTCTTTTTCTTCATCCAGCTTACAAATAAAAGGGAGAAAGCCATTGTCCTCGACTTCTCCCTTTAATATCATTATTGCTTTTTCTAATAAATTATCCAGTGGACCATCCCTTACATCTCCATTTGTTGTTATGTAAGTTCTTCTTGGATTATCTTTTTTACCTAAACCTGTAGTAAATACATTTATATTGGCCCAGTTTTGATAAGCATGTATTTCATCAAAGTCAACTTTACCTGAACGCAAACCATCTTTCCCTTTTGGATTATTAGTTCTGAACTTTATTTTACTTTTAGTCTTAAGATTTATAATTTCTTCCTTATTCCAATAGAAATTCCTTTTCATTTTTTTTGTATATTTAGGATCTTCTAATATATTATATATATCATTAAATGTTGTTTTAGCTTGGTCTTCTGAGTTAGCTGATATATCTATATCGTAATTTTTTATTCCATGAGTAGGCGTAATTAAACAAAAGTCCTCATAAGCTAAATAAGCATTTTTACCAGAACCTCTTCCAACTAAAATAAACAAGTCAGCAAATCTAGGTAATCCATTTTCTTTAAATACACAGTTATGTAAAACAAATAAAAATTTCTCCCATGGGAATAAATTAAAAGGAAAGTATTTCTGATAAGAAAAATATTTTTCTACTTTTTCTTCATCTATTATTAACTTTTCATTATCAAATATATTTTTTATGAACTTGGATAATAATTTTTGTTCTTTACACATTGGAAATACTTCATTGTCAATAATATCTAAGTATTCTTTGATATATTTATTATAATTCATCGTCATCACCACTGTCTGCTACAGTAGCTTTAATTCCTAGTTCATTTAAAAGTTTAAGCATTTGAGCATTTGTCTTATTTAATTCTCCTACACTGTCATTTCTTTTATAACCAGATTGCCCTCCGCCATTATTGTATTTTACATTTACTCCTCTTTTATTGATATCCTCTATAAGGAGTGATTTTGTTATCCAAAATGCCATATAATCTTCTACTAAATCTCTAAACTGTTCTCCATACGTGCCATTTCTATCTAACTGGTCTAATAAATCTTGTCTAATTTTATTATATTTTTCACTGCTTTTTAATTCTTGTACAGATTTTCTATCTGCCATTTCACCACCTCCTTATAGTAATATCAGCATACCACCCCTCGCGCAAAATCATCATCGACCGGAACAGGAAAC